TTAATTCTTCTAGTATGTGAAATAATATCAGAGAAACCACGCCTACTAAGAGATTGTATTAAACCACTTTTATTAAGAATATTTCCTATTTTAAAGGCTTTTAATATATCACTAACAAATCTAGTAGAATTAAATATTTCTTTTATATTAGCTTCATTAATAATATTATCCACATCATTTATATATGTGGATTTGTTAAATCTATATTCGGAATCAATCTTAATTTTAATATCTCTTTGGTATTGAATGAAACTATCCCTAAATAATCCGGCTAATAAAAATCCAGATAAATCAACACGCTTATAAGCAAAACTATCTCTGTCTGTATTTTGTATTAAACCTTTTTTATTATATATTAACTTTTTAATCATATGACCCAGGAAATAACCCTTATTTGTATAAGAAGTTCCTATATGTGGTAATAATTCTGTATTTAGAATATGAATTACTTCACTGACAGAACTTCCTTTAGTAAATTGTCGCATATATTTAATACAAGATATACTATCATATAATATACTTCCTTCATATATAGACGGAATTAATTCTCCTAATAATTCTTTATTAACTTCATCATCTAAATCACCTAATATTAATTCTAATATTTCTTTATCAGATTCATACCCTAAAGCTCGGAATATAATAAATAAAGGTATTTTTTCACTAAACCCAGGTAATCGTACTTCTAATGCTTCTGTTTTTTTTTTAATACTTATATCAGTTGTTTTAGGATATTTAAATTTACCTTGTGGAACAGATTTAATATTTACAGAATGACTTATATAATCGTCATTAACAGATTGAACATATATCTTATTTTCCGCTTTTCTTTCATGTGATACTATTACTTTTTCCATACCATCAACTATAAAATAACCACCTTGTTCGAATGGACATTCTCCCATACTTCTTAAAGTTTCAAAAGTATGATTATGAAGTACACATATCTTGGAATGAAGCATAATTGGCATAGTACATAAAAATATCTTTTCAAATACCTTTTTTTCATGTTCATTTTCTTCCTTTGATAAACTATTATTCCTTATTACCATTTCAATATTACAAAAAATATGAGAGGCATATGTTAGATTTTTTAATCTTGCTTCATTTGGAAACATTTGTTTTCTAGTATCTTGGTGGTCAATAACTGGTTTCCCTATAAAAATTTCTTTTCCTTCTCTTCCACCATAATATAAATCTATTTCATATTTATAATTATAATCCTTATCTTCTTCTCTCTGTAAGAAAATTGTTTGAGGATTATTCTCTTTTAATGTTTGTGGTATTTTATTTAAAACAAAATCATTATAAGAATCTATATGGTGATTAGTCAAATAATAATTTTTTTTATAAGGTAATTTATTTACTTTATCTTCTGGAAGATCTTTAAAGTAACTATAGATAACAGTCCATAAGTCTTCGTCTTTAATAATATCTGTTTTATTAGTGTTAGAGTTATTTTTTTCTTCACTCATTATACTATTAATTTATAATATTATTTTAAAATGTTTTTTTTTTAATAAAAAATTATTATTAAATAATATCAAATGAATTTATATGATTTAGTCATTAAGCAATATACACAAATTTTAGATCATTATGATTTAGATGAAGATATTAGAGAATATATTACCTGTCCTAAAAATGAAATAATGGTTAATTACCCTATTCGATTAGATAATGGTAAAGTTAAAATGCTTAAAGCATATAGAGTTCAACATAATAATGTATTAGGTCCATTTAAAGGCGGTATTAGATTCAGTGAAGATATATATTTAGATGAAGTCAAATCTTTGGCTTTTTGGATGACTATTAAATGTGCCTTAAATAATATTCCTTTTGGCGGGGCTAAAGGAGGTATCAAAATAAATCCATATAACTATAGTATAAATGAATTAGAAAGAATTAGTAAAGGATATGCCGAGATTATGTATAAATATATTGGTGAAAATAGAGATATACCTGCTCCAGATTTAGGTACTAACTCTCAAATTATGGATTGGATGACGGATGCTTATCAAAAAAAAGGTAGAACTCATACTAACTCTGTATTCACTGGAAAATCTATACATTGTGGCGGGTCTAAAGGTAGAGAACAGGCAACAGGTTTTGGAGTAGTAGAATGTATAAAAATATGGGCAGAAAATAGTAATATAGATTTATGTGGCAAAACCTATATAGTTCAAGGATTTGGTAATGTAGGTTCTAATACTTCTATATTATTATCTCAATTAGGAATGATATGTATTGGTGTAGCAGACCATACAAAGTGTATTAAAAGTGAAGAGGGATTTAATGTTTATAAACTTCAACAACACTGTAAGGAACATAAAAATATAGAGAAATACCCATATGGCGAAACTATAGATAAAGAAGAATTTTTTTCTTTAGAATGTTTTGTTGTTATACCTGCGGCGAAAGAATTAGTTATAGTAGGTGAAGAAGGTAATAAATTAAATTGTAAATTAATATTAGAAGCAGCAAATGGACCTATTGATTCGGAAGCAGAAAAAATAATTTTAGATAAAGGGATAGAAATAATTCCGGATATTTTGGCAAATTCTGGTGGTGTTATTGTAAGCTATTATGAATGGTTACAAAATAAAAGAAGCGAATACTGGCAAGAGAAAATAGTATTAGAAAGACTTACAGAATTAATTAAAGAAACATTTAATAGAGTATATAATAAACATAAAAAAGAAAATATAACAATGAGAAATGCTTGCTATATTTTAGCAATTCATAAAATAACTGAAAATATAAAAAGAAGAAAGATATTTTAAATTATAAAATAATCTATACAGTAAAATAATCAATACATTTTTGTAATTCTTCATCATTACTAAATAATATTTTCCCATAATTTTCTTCAATTAAATTTTTATCTCTATATAAAAACACTAAACTATCGTGTAATATATTAAATACTATATCATATATATAAACTTCTAAGTTTTTTTGTTCTCCATTTTTAAATTCTTCTAATAGTATTTTTGTCGAATAATTTTCATATCCCCCTAATCTGTATTGAATATTTTTAGTAATCATAAAAAAATAATTATAATTTTTATTATAATTCTTTTCTACTTTAATATTTCCGTCTTCTAAATCCATTCTCATAATACTTAATACACTTTTATAGTAGGGTAATTTTTTCTTTCTTCTTTCTAAATCTCCCATTATAAATTCCATTTCTCTCATACTTACATTATTGTTTAAATATTTTGAAAGTGCCGGATCCTTATCTGGTCTAAAAAAACAATATTTATGTTGGTATTTCAGTATAGGATTAAAAAGTATATGTTTAGTATTTACCATACATTCACTAGGTGTAATATATAAATAGTCAGTCATATTTTCTTTATTAAAATATTGTTCTCTTACTGTAGAAGTGAATTCCATAATAATACTTAAAGTATTATAGTTATTCATAAAATGACATAATTCCACTATACTATTATAGTTCTCTGGAGTAATAAATTCAGGATATACTAAAATATTATTATTCATACTATTTACAGGATTTTCTTTATACATTTGGTCTATCCATACTTGATATATTTGTAAATTGGGAAATTCCTGTTTATACTTAGATAACGCATAAGGATATTCGTGATTTATATTTTCTTCGGAACTAGGAAAACAACCTATTTGAAAGAAAAATAATTTAGGTTGATAAGGATTATTTTTAATAATACTTATTATTCCGTTATTTATAAAATTTCGAAAAGACATATTGTATTGTATAAAACTTACGGTCTTAAATATTTTATTTATTTTTTGATTAATTGTAATATATTTGATAACCCTGAATTATTATTATTACACCCACAAGATACGGCATTTGATTTGTTATCTAAGAAATATAATAATAGAGCAATTATTATCATTAAAAACCCTGTTTGTAGTGCTCTATCTTCCTTTATTAATATATTTAATAATGTTTCGAAAAACAAAATATATTTTTGATAAAGTGTAAGGTCTTTACCTAAATTATCATTATATGCTTGCTTTATTAATACAGATATTTCTTCTATTAGAGCAAATAATGTTGTTGAAAAATCGTCTACTTTTTTAGTAAAACTTTGTTTTTCTATTGCGAGTTCTTTATTTCTTGCTTCTGCCAATTTATTTAAACTATCTATTGAATCGTATTTTTCCCTATCTAATAATTCATAGTATCTCTCTAATTGCTGTTTCTTTTTATCTTCTAGTAATTTATTATCGAAATCTGAATCTAATTGTAATTGATAATTATATTGTTGTTGGTCTGTTTTACTCGTTATTCCTTCTGTTTTTTCATCTTTTGATAAAGCAGGTTCTGGTTTTTCTATATGATAATCTACTGGATATATTTTTTCAACATTATAATCATTATGGTATAATTGATAATAATATAAAATATTATCTATTAATAAATCGTCTTCACTGGTTACAGTATATAATCCACTTAAATCTTCTTCTGCTATTTGTTTTTCAAATATATCATTTTTATCTTCATATAAGTTTTCAATTAAACCTTTTTTTAATCCTCCTAAATAATCTGTAAATTTTATTGTTTCGCCATCTTTTATTACTTTTCCATTAAATACAAATAATAAAGTTAAATAATTATAGGCTATTAGTTTATTATTACCTATTTTATAATAATTTTCCTCTAATAAATTTAATTTATCTATATTATCTCTTATAAAATCGGATAATGGTTTAAAAACATTTTTTTCTATATCGGCTACACTATTATTTGTTATTTTATATGAATTAAATAATTTAATACTATCTTTTTTGCTTACTAAATTAGTTATTTTTTCTTCTTCTATTTTTACTTCTCTAAGCAAAAAATATTCATTTATTTTGTCATATCTACTTATAAATGTTGTATTCTTTGTAAAATTTTTATCATATATATCATAAGGTTCAAAATCTAATTCTAAATTTTCTACATTTTCAAAATAATTTTCTTTATCTATATCCATAATTGCCTTATAATGTAAAATACCCAATTCATAAATATGCTTTTTTATTTTTTCATATTCCCTTCTTAATTTCTTATCCTGTTTTTTAATTTCTTTTATATCTTTATACAATTGGTCTTCTAATAATTCATTATCTATATAATTATTCATATAAATAGGATATAAACCCATATTTTTTAATAAATCCATAATTTGATTGTTAATCATATAATTAGTTCCTTCATTCTGATAAAAAAACATACCTAATTTTTTATAATCCTTTTCTAAATCAGTTAATAAGTCTTCTTTATCATTATCTTTATTCTTAATAGATATTGCTTCTATAAAAGTTCCACTTGAATTAGTTACATCTATTACATCTATTAAATCATCAAAATTAGTGGTTTTAGTTAAAATATAATTAATAACTTTCCAATCTTCTTCTTTATTTTCATCAAAAAAATAAATATTAAAAAAATTCCTATAAAAATATAATTTATTTTCTATATTTTTTTTATTTACAACTATAGATTTCATAAAGGTTTTATGATTTATATGATGCGGATGAATAATTGACTTATATTTACATTCCAACACATTTCCTTTTAGAGAATTTAAAATTTTTTTATTAAGAAGGTCTATATTAACCCCTTCCTTTTCATATGGATCATCACAATCCTCTCCCAATTCGAAAGGTTCAATAACATTTCTACTTTTTCGATTCTTAAATAAATAATAAATAGTTATTAGGAAAATCAAAAAAGGAATAAGCATTACAGGTTGGTAAATACAAATAACTAAACCTAATAATAAACATATAAGTTTATTAGTATTATTGATTTGTCTATTAATTTGGAAAGACATAAATAATAATAATATAACAAATACTACATATTGATACTCTTTGATTTTTAATAATTGTTTTAATTTTTTAGGTATTAATTCAGTTTTTCTAGACATTATATTTATATTAATATTATAAAAAAATATAATTTCTTATAACTTATCACTAAATTATATCAATTAAATCCGCGTGAGTTAAAAGATGTTTTCTACAACAATATCTCTTTAATTCTAGTTGATCCATTACTTTCCCTCTATGTGTTTTTTCTATTTTTTTAGAATTGATATTAATTGTATCTTCTGGTGCTTTCTCCTTGTTAATTTCATTTTGGTAGTGGTTCCATAGGTCTGCTAGTACCTTACCACATGTCATACATCGAATTGGAATAATCATTATTTATTGTATATATTATACTTTATAAATATTTTTATAAAATATCAATTTTTTTATTAAAAATTTATAAATTAAAATATTATAAATTAAATGATTTATAAAAAAAACATAAATTATATATAATCATGTCTTTATCTATAGATATTTTACCAAAATATTTAGCCAAATATTTATTTAACAAAGAAGTTAAACATTATGTATTAGATCCTCTTACTTGTATAGTAAGATGTGCTATATTATCTTATAAACCTACAGGAACTAAAATAAGTATATATGAAAATAAAATTGCTTTCTGTGATCCTAATTTTTTACAAGGAACTATAAGGTGGGGTTCAGGTGATAAACGAGAAGATTTACATAATATATATAATCCTATTTTAAAATCTACGCAATGGTATTCTAGAGAAAATGAAGATATTAAGAATATATTTCTATTGGCTAAAAAAGGTTTAGATAAATTGAAAAATTCATATGAAGAAAATTCTATAATTTCTCATTCTTTAGAATTATATATCAATATTATAGATTTGTTTATTAATTCAACTGGGGAATGTATGAGTGAATTTTTTAAAAATAAAACAGAAGATACTAAAGTTTCAAATAAAAAAGATGTAAAAATTGAAAATATAAGTGAAGAAGATAATCAAATATATAGGGAATTGAAAAATTTATGGAATGATAATCAAATTAATATAATAAATAATATTTTAATTCAAGTTGAAAAAGATAAAAATAATAGTAAAGAATGGTTAGAATCACTTGATATTATATTATCGAGTAAAGAAAAATGTGTTAATGAGATTATTGTTAAAAATACTACACAGTTAAAATAAATTTTAATAAATTCGTATTTTCATAAAAAAAATCTTATATATATTATATAAAAATGTCAAATGCTTTAAATGTAATTAGGAATAATTCCTTAACTTGTCAACGCTTGCGTTCTGACCTCAATGACCTTACCAAATCTAAAGATGACGAAGTAAATTTATTAAAAGATAGTATTCAAATGTTAGAATCTAAAGTAAATAGTTTAACTGAAGAACTTAATTCATTAAAAACGAGTTGTTCTTCTTCTCCTGTTGAAGAGGCACCTGCTGTTGAAGAGGCACCTGCTACAGAGGAAGAACCTGCTGCTGTTGAAGAGGCACCTGCGGCAGAGGAAGAACCTGCTGCTGTTGAAGAGGCACCTGCGGCAGAGGAAGAACCTGCTGCTGTCGAGGAAGCACCAGTAGAAGATGAAGAAAATTTAGAAATGAATGTTGAATAAATTATATTTCAACTTTAAAACCGTGTTTGGCGTGACCACCTGCTTGTCTTCT